TACTGTTTCCTTGAGAAGAGATTGTATACATTTGAGATTTTTCAAAAGAGCTTCCTATTCCACCAATATCAAATCCACCTGGAACTGGAGGAGGAATTAAAGCATTTAATACTAGGGAAGTACCTATGGTAGCTCCTGCTACTGCAAGTGCTGACATAGTAGAACCTAGATAGTAAGCAGAAGTTGGGTCGCCAGTTACGGAGGCTACGGCAGCCGCAACGACAACGGTTATAGCTATCTTGGCTATCTGTCCAAAACTACCACTAGATATTATCGGAGCTATTAAAACACTATCGCTTTCTTTTACTTGAACTGTTTCCCAGAAATCTTTTTCTACTAGGTGTCCATTAACTAATACTTGAAAGTGTTCTTCCTTTCCTTCTAAACTATTTTCTTTGAGAGTTCTAGATACTGTATCCGATAATATTTCTTTATCTAGGTACGGTAGTTGTATATCTTCTTTTTCATTGCTAAATGCTTTTAATCTTAATCTAATCATTTTATTTTATCCTAAAATAACCTGTTATTGCTTTTTCCCACTTAGGGTAAATGTTGTCGATAACACACCCAGTTTTTTTAGAGGTGTGTAGTATCTTTCCACCGCCTAAGAAAATAGCTATATGGGATTCTATACCCATAAGTTTTATTAAAACTATATCCCCGTATTTTGGGAGTCCTTCTACTTTATGAAAATCACCCATGTTACTGTAGATTAGATTGTTAGCTATTCCACTATCGTTAGGGGCATCTTTGTAGTAGTGTTTTAATTCCACTCCTAGCTCTAAACTATAAAACTCTTTGGCCACTCCCCAACAATCTAAAACTTCGTAAGGTGTGCCTATCATTTTAGCTATACTCATATACCCCTAAAAAAGACCTGGGAAATTCTCAGGTAAGTATTTTTCCGATGTCATCTCAGTATTCAAAAACCCATCGAGGAAAAGTCTAGCAGATATAGTGTCTTTATTGTAACTAACAGTTTGTATCTTTAAATCGTTTATTTCTATTTGAACGTCATTAGGTATTGAGGCCAGAACCATTTCTATTTTTACATCAATAGAAGTTGTAACCGTTCGTATCTCATTTAATAGTTCTAAGGATACGTTATCGAACTCTATAGATATTTCTCTAGCTGACTCCCCATCGTCCATAGGAAGTTTTATTTTCATAGGGAAGGCAGTATAGGTAAGTGTTCTAGAAACTATGTCTACTGAGTTATTAACTAATCTTATGTCTGAGGGGAAGCTTTCATGGCTTAAGGTAAGCAATATTAAAAATGGGTCGTTAGACTCTTGATAATATAATTGCGCTAAAAGTTCTGCCGATAGTTGATTTGCCATTACGGAAGTCTCTCCCAACTCATAGTTACTCTAAACCAACCTGCAGTACCTAAAGGAGATATGCTAGGAGGTTGAGTAAATCTAAATTGATCGGTACTCCCTGTTAGAGGATTTAAAAAATCAAATATATTTATCCCACCATTTAAAGTTGTATTGAAAAATTGTTGAAAAGTAATAAAGTCACTTTCATATAGGTTTATACTGACCGTATATTTATCAATTGGTCTTGTAGTTCTTCTTCTTAGTTTAGCAGGGCCAACGTCCATTTGAGTTCTTAATACAGTTTCCCCAAACTCCATACTAAAGTTTTCACCGTTCACTAAATCCTGTATTCCTACAGGCCAACTTATGGCCATGACTAACTCCCTTTACGTCTTAAGCCGTAGGCTTGTTGCATAGTTCTATCGTAAGAACCAGAAGCAAGTCCTTCTTTAACTTTACTTGTTATTAATACTTCCAACATTCTTATTCCGTTAGGGCCAGTAGTTTCACTTTGAGATACTTCTGCCCCAGTGTTGTTTATTATATTTACTATTACTGGAGAAGCTTTTGCCTCAACTCCTAGTTTTCCATTACTGTTTCTAGTTAAAGGCATTACTGCCTCTGGGCCAGCTTCACCGAGAACTCCTAATCCTCCAGAGTGAGAGAACATAGTAGGCTTATTAAAAACCCCTCCGTCAGCGTAGAACTGCACTCCCTTATTCCACCCACCGCCATTGGCTTGGAAGTTAGCAGACATAGTGTTGTTGACACTAGAGCCTCCACCCGCTCCTCCTGCTCCTGCTCCTGCACTAGCACCAGCTCCACCTATAGCTCCTAAAACTCCTTCGGCCAGTGGACGTATAATCAATGCTCTTAATATAATTCTATTTATGTCTTGAATGATAGCTAGAGAAAATTCTTTAAAATTAAATTTACCTGTTTCAATAAAGTCTAGAAGACTATCTTCTAATCTTGAGAATGTATTTTCAACTAATCCTGCTACGTTTTGAGAAACTGTACCAATACTATTTAAAAAGTTTTGTGTCCCAGTATAGAAAGCAGACTCTGGCCTAAACTTATCTCCCATCTCTGTGAGTTCTTTATTATATTCTTCTAGGCTTATTCTACCTCTAACAAACTTTTGCTCTAGTTGATCTATTTCAAACTCTCTTATTTTTCTATTAAACTCTTCTACGTTTATTACTCCGTATTCAAACTCCCTATTTATTCCTTCTCTCATTGCTTTAGATAAAGCCTCGAACTGGAATGTAGGGCCTTTCTTTGCAGAGATAAGCTCAGTGAGTTTTATTACCCCAGTATTGTACGACAGAACGTCTATCTTACCTTCTGTGAAAGCAGTATTTAAAATCTCTAATTGTTTCTTAAGGGAGATAGCTTCTTTTGCAGGGCTTTTTATATTTTCTGCCGCATATCTTAAAGCTTCACCGTATATAGAAACGTATTTCTTCCCTTCTATTAACTCTTGATTAGTGAAATCTAATATCTCTGGGAGTCTTTGGATAAAAGTTCCTTTGAGGTCAGAAGTGCTTTGAGTTTCTTTTACCGATCTAGTGAAATCTCTTATTGCGTCACCTGCAGAAGTTAATCCTATTTTTTCTAAGATATCTGCAAATGCGTTTAAATCTTTTTGAACGAAACTAGGGAGCGTTTGTTTTAAATCTCCTATAACTTTATCGAAGTCAGTCATCTTTATTACTAAAGCACCTATCCCCACAACTGCCGCACCGATGGCTATAGGTATTGCACCAATAGAAGCTACGAAAATAGTTATGGCAGTACCAACACTAAATAGGAGTCCTTGTAAAGCCGCTAACCCTGATAGGAAAGCTGCTCCGATGGCTTCTCTCTTAAAATATATTATAGCTATTGAAGCTATTCCTACTGCCTTACCTAAATTATCAAAAGCAAATCCTATCCCCGCTACTATTTTCTCAGTGATACCGAACTCTTTATTGGCTTCGTTTAGGTTAAACTGAAAATCGTTCAATGCTTTGGTTAGTCCTTCTCGTATCGTTGGGGTTAGGTTACTAGCTTTTTCATTCAACCTTTCAAAGTTATTTGCTAGGGCCAATAGGAAATCTTTGGCCTTAATCCCACCCTCTTTCTCAGCAAATTTTAATAATTGTCCTCTAGTTATATTTAACTGTTTAGCTAATATCTCACCCACAACTGCGTTTTGTTCTAGTACCGATCTTAATTCTTGCCCTCTTAATTGCCCAGAAGCTAAACCTTGAGATAGCTGAATTACTGAAGCAGTAGCTTCAGAAGCGGTAGAACCAGATACTCTAAATGAGTTCTGTAATGCTAGGGTTAGTCCTAAAAGACCGTCTGTGCTTATCCCAGTGTCTCCTAGTGCTAAGTTTAATCTAGTATAAACTGTGGCCAAATCTGTAACGCTTGAGTTAGTTAAATTTGCAATGTCTTTTAATTTACCTAAAGTCTGAGTAGCTTTTTCCGCAGACCCCTCAGTGTTGGTTAGTCTGTCATTTAGCTTTTGCATACTGTCTAAAAGATTTGTAACCTCTCCAATACCAAAACCTAGAAAAGAAACTCCTGCTATAGAAGTAAAAGCATTTTGAAAGCTTTTCATTATATCAGAAGACCTTTTAACTTCTTTGTTCATACTAGCTAAACTAGAAGTTATTTTCTTTAGGTCTTTATCACCTTGGGTGTCGTACTTTACTATTATTCTTCTGACTTGCGTTTGTGGGGCCATTAGATTTTTCCTTTTTCTTTATGGAGTCTGAGTGAGCTTCATCCATTTTCCTTATAACAAAAATGAAATCTTCAAAGTCTTCTCCCTCTCCATAAATCTTAAAGTATTCTACAATAGATGTAAAAGGTATTGGGGATTCGTAAGCACTCTTACAGCTAGAAAGTTCCAGGTAGGCATCCCGATAAAAAGCGTATGGCTCTATGTTGGGTTGAATATCCTCAGTTATCTTTCCTTCTGCCACTAACTTATCATGAAATCCGTTTTTATTTTTCTCGGCCCAAGTGTGATTCCAAGTGACCCACTTGGCCATTAGTTTCCCAAGTCTTCCTTGAAAGAAGAAAAGTCACTAGCATATTTAACTAGAGACTCAAATAATTCTGGGAGTCTAATCATTAGCTTTACTGCTTCTTCTTGAGAAAAATTAATTTCTTTATCGTCTACTTCAACTCCTCTCCAATCAAGCATAGAAGACATTACAAAAACTCTTGCATTGATTTCTAATTCTTTGTCTATTGGGAGAGTATTGTTTTCAATCATTCTTGCGTAAGGCTTGTATAAACGATTCATCAATTCTTTAACTTTGGGGCTATTTGCTCCACCGAATCTTTTTACAAGAAATCCTGTCTCCTCAGAGATATCGAACCAAACTCCCATAGTCTCTAAGTTCTTAGCTGTCTTAAATAATTTGTCTAGATTTGCCGCCATTTAGTAACTCCTTTTTGTTTTTTGTAATTCTATAATTAGGTATTAAAGTACGTCAAAATAAAAAAGCCTCCATTTCTGGAGGCCGTGTCGTTATCCCAAGGAATGTATGCGTTAGGAAAGGCTAAAACCAACGCATCTTAAGATCGGTAAATAGTGAGAGAAGACTCTCCGTTAGCCCCTACACGAGCTACCCCAGACATATCAAGACTTATCTCCTGATTCTGTCCTCCAGAACTAGGGTCTGGGAATGTTACTTGAACTGCAGGTAGGTAGAAAGCGTACCAACCGTCTAAGTTCTTAACCATAAACCCTAGAGCAAATGGCTCTTGAGTAAGTTTCTTAGATATTATGCTCCAGTTAGTGTTCGATAAATATGTGCTTAGGTTTACTTCTACGTCAGCTTGGCCAGCAGAATAATCTTTTGGAGCGGCTTCACCAATACAAGTTTGAGCAAGGTAGTTATTAGCTAAAGAAATTCCTGCAGATTGAATACAGAATGTAACTTCATCTAGAGTACCTACTGCAGAGGAGTTTAAGAAAGGCATATCAATTGAACCGTTCAAAGAGTTAGTTGTAGCAGGGGCAGTTATTGTTCTAGAGTTAGTAATAAACTCACCTGCCGTATCAGCTTCTAAATATTTAGTTCCGTTGAAAGCAAATTCCCCAGTGATAATTTCACCGTAAGCGATATTTAAACTCATAGAGTTTACTAACATTCCTTTGTAGATTAAAGCTTTTGTAGTCAAATCTAAGAATGTTTTTTCGATAGAGAAAGATTTTTTAGTTGTTCCAATAGTTAGCTTATCTGCTCTTTTGTAAGTTGTTCCAGAACCTATTTCAGTTACTAAAACATTTACAGCTACAACTCTAATAATTAGAGAAGAAACTATTTCTACTACTTGAACTTGAGTGTTGTTAGCAGAAGTAGAGAAACCCGCTAAAGTTAAAATATCTCCGACAACAACTAAAGGACTCCAAGAACCAGAAGCTCTTTCAATAGTTTTAGCAGACCCATCTATTTCTAAATCTACAGTTACTAATGATTGTACGTTCCAAGTATTTAACATAGCTGATTCTAGTAACTCATCAATAGAGTTTTCTTTAGCTAGTTCGAAACTTAGTGAACCTTCTACAGTCAAACCAGTTACGATTTGCCCAGAAGAAAGTCTGTCAGTTCTAATTTGTTGTGATTGAGTAGTCTCAGGAGTTCCAGAGATACTTTCAGAAGTAAATCGTGCCGTTGTGAAATCTCCAGATGCAGGAGTTTCCCCCAATGTAGCCTCTTCTATGTATGCTAATCTTACCAAGTTACTGCTAGACATATTGTATCTCCTTAAGTGTTAAAGTATTCTATCCCATCGGTAGTTTATCGTTATCGAAGCAGAGGTGTATCCACCCTCGAAACTGAGTGTAACTCCCGTCCCAAAATTGGCGGGCGAAACACTGTCAATAATTATGAAGTCAATCCTCTGACCTCTAAATTTATCTCTAATAGTTTCGGCCCTAGTTAATATTAAGTTGTGAACTCCCAACTTGGCAATATCTACTATGTGAATTGTTATGCTTCCCTCTTCTCTATATTTACCTTGAGTGTTAGTTGATAAAATATCTATGGGAATTTCATCGAACCCTAAGAACTGTATTCCTACCCAAGGGTCATCTAACCCCAGAGAGTTTTCCAAAATCATATCTTGAATATTTTTATATTCTGCCGTTAGGTCTATCACTGTTTCAGTTGGAAACTCTGTCTCCATGAAAGTCTTTATTCTACTTCTAATATACGAACTACTCATAGTATCCCACCTTCTTTTATATAAACTAATATTGAGGGGTAGACGTAGGTTCTTCCCTTGTCTCTTCCTTTTTGTCTTATCCTTCCTATCCCACTACCTCTAGCAGGTGAAGTTAGTCCAAAATCAGACCCTAGAACTTGCTCATATTTTATTATGGCATTGCCTTTATATTTTCTTTTAACTGCTCTATAGGCAAGAGTATAAGTACCGTTAGGTTTTCTAAATTTCTTCCCACCGTTTTTTACTCTTCCCTTTCTATCTTTAGTTACTCTTCTAACAGTGTTGACACCTCTTTCAGTAACTCCGTCTAGTTCATTCTTATTTGCATAGGGGGCAAAATTAACAAATCTTATTTTATCTCCGTCTTTGAAGGAGGGCTTATTTTTTAACCAAGCATCAAATTGGCTTGGTAGTCTGGCCACTTCAACTTCATTGTAAAGAACTAAGTTGTTAGACATATACCCACCTTTTTTAAGAGGCGATCTATCGTATATAGATTGATAGATAAAATTCAAAATGTCTTTACCACTTTGACGGGCTATATATTCTATAGAACCAAATGGCCTTACGTCAGATTCTTTTTTATTATATTTATTATCTACTATTAAAACAGGTTTTAAATCAAAACCCTTTCCTTGTTCTTCTACTAAAACCGCTTTAGCTATTTGTATAATTGCTTGCTGACTAAATTTTATTAAGTCTCTAGCAGATATCTCTCCGTCTAGATCATTTTCTATTATGTATTGGGGTGCTCTTCTGCCGCCTTCTGTTACCTGTAATTGTATAGAGGCAGTGGCCATGATTACTCCGTTCTTATTCTGTAGCCTAGTATGTTCCCACCGAAGTCGTACATCTCCCTCACTTCAGTTACGGTACATACTCCTAGTTGAGGGTCTTTGATTCTATCCCCTCTCTTTGGCATAGGGTAATTAACGTCACTTAATGATTTTAAAGAAACTACAAACTCTCTTCCGTCCATTACTATTTCTTCTGGGCCTTGTAGATTTCTACTATAATTTGAAGGAGAAACAAAAATAGTTACGGCCGTAATTGAAGTAGGTCTTTCAATAGTTACTTCTCTTTTGTGAATAAATAGTAAAGTGTTGAAAGCGTTTTTTAAACTCATAGGTATGCCAACCTTACGTCACCGACTATAGCTCTTTCACTTCTGAAGTAGTCTAGAGTGTTTACATATTTTCCTAGTATAGCTCCGAAAGCAGTTTTTCTTTCGTTGTCTTGTAAAGAGTAATCGTAGGCTATTGAGATAGTGCCAGGTATTGAAATAGATTGAACATCGCTACCGAAGTTTAAATCAATTCCATTAATCTTTTTATTGTATCTTTCAGATACTAATGAGTAGACAGCGTTTTCTATTGTCTTAGGTATTGTTGCGTATCCTGCAGTATAAACCACTTCAATTATTTCTCCTTCAGTGAAGAAATATTCGTACTGTTTTTTATTCAACCAACCAGTTGGCTTGTGAAGTCTGTAGTCAGTGTAAGCAGTTCCAGTATCTAACTCATCTGCCTTAACAGTTACGCTAGCAATAGAAATAACTGGAAAGTGGTAGAGGGGTAGTAAGTCCATTACTCTTTGATCTTTTTGAAACTCATCTTTATAAAATGTTTGTGTGTACGAAGCTGAGTTAAATGATCTCTGGCAATAGTTTTCAATTGCCTCAGAAATTATTTCTATTTGTTGGGTTAGGAAAGTATCATAGGTTGTAGTTAGGAGAGGTATGCCTAAGTATGTTTTTGTATTATCTAGTGTAACTAACATATTTTTATTCCCATTTATTTTCTTTTAAGAAAGAAGTAATGTCGTCTATAGTTTCTTGTAGTATGTCTGAGTGATAGGTATATTTTAGGGCCATTTGAGAAGTGAGAGTTCTAGCTGTTTTTAAAGCACCTGTTTCTAGTAAGAGTTTCATAATGGCCATTTCACTTACCATTGCCGCCACGTTAGAGTTTACACCCTCTCTAGCTAATTTAAGATTTCTCGCCCCTAATTTATTTATTACTATTGGAAGTATCTTTAATCCTTTTTTAGATTGAGACTCTTGTTGAGCTTTCTCTAATTCTTCTACAGGTAAATTATTTTCTACTTCAACTAATTTATTCCCCTCTAGCTCCCACCCTACTTTAGGTTCTGGGTAGAGGTCTTCTATGTCTATAAGCATCCCAGTTTTTTGAGACTTAAATATTTCAAAATCTTCTAGGGATAAAATTTCTGTTACTATATTGTTTTGTAATTTAGCATATTTTCTCATCGGTACTCCTACTCATCTAATTTAGTTACTTCTAAAAAGTCTACATTTCTTTTTAGTCTTAGGTAACTATCATAAATACCTATATGGTTTAAGTACACCCTATCTTTATAAGAAATCCCTCTTCTAGTTATTTCTACTTCTAGCATTAAACTATCTTCCCCATTTAAAATGGCAGGGGATAGGTCAGTCAAAAGGCTCTCTGAAAGATGATAATTATTTGATAATGACGTACCAGAAACTTCAACTATAAAATCTTCCTGCCAGTTAGGGCCACTAACTTTATAAAACCTAAATTTTGAATCAATGGCACTATAAGCAGTAGAGTCTTTTTTGTCGTATAGGTATGCAATGGATTTAATTTTTGTAAGGTCTAGTGGGTTTAGTTGTGACGCTATCTTTAATTCTTTTTCTCTTAAAAAAGCCTTAGAATTTCTATTCAAAAGCATCTGCCAACTTTCTTCTTCATTGACAATATATCTTTTAGATGGGTCTACATTTAAGACTTGATTATCTTGATATGAGTCTTGAATTAACATCCTACCAAATGACATTTATGCCCCTAATAAACTAAATCCTTTATAGGTTATTCTCTCAACTCCATCGACAATCATTCCTATCTTAACAGTGTAATGAGTTAAATCAGATAGTGCAGAAGAAGCTATTGGAGTTATAGAATATCTTCCATTACCATCTGCAGTTATTCCAGATTGAGTGAAGCCAGATACTACTACTCCTGCAGAGTCGTAGATAGTATAGTTTGCCGCCCCAAGTCCTGTAGTTTTAACAGAGTCGTTTACAGTTACCCATAGCGTAGCTTGGAATTGGTTTAAGGCATTTATAGAGAATACTGCGTGAGGTGTGTATTTAGGAACACTTCCAGAAATAGGAAGATAGCTTGTTCTTAAAACGTCATCGGCAATAATAGAAACTTTAACCACATAATGATTTAAGTCAAAAGCTAGTGGAGGTGTTACAGGAGTTATTTTATAAATACCTTTAGAGTCTGGAGAGATATTAGATTGAGTCATTCCAGATACTAAATTTCCGTTCCTATCATAAATTGAATAAGAGGCTACCCCTATTCTAGAGCCATCTGTGATAATTTCTTCATCTCTTGAAATCCAGAATGATGAAGTTAATCTATTACTTGTATCAATAGAGAAAGCTCCACCTATTTCATAGTCACTACCGCCAGGGGAAATTCCCACAGAAGATAAATTAAGACTGACTGTATTGCTGTCTCTATTACTTACTCCGTCTATTGATCTTACCCCTACATAATAGTTCACACCTTCAGCTAGAAGATTTCCATTTGGAGTTGTGAAAATGTCATAAGTGAGTTTATCGGTGACAGATATAAGATTTACTAAATTAAATAATCCCGCAGAAGTTATTGCTTGAATATAAACTTCATATCTTATTGGAGAGGTAGAGTCTGTGGCCACTCCCCATGAAGCTCTTAGTTGTCCTAGTGAACCAGAAATCAATCCCGTAATCCCAGAGAATGTCGGAGGAGTAAAATCTAAAATACAGGCTTGAGAAGAACCTTGATAGGCACTCCCGTCAACATAAAATTTTCTTGGGATAGTACCAAGGCTTGAGCCTTGGTAAACTTTTCCACTGTTATAAAAATTGCTCATTCAAACCCCTATTCGTCTTGTAGTGCTACTCTAATGTCTACACCTGGAGGAGATGTAAAGTTATATCTAACAAGCGTTCCTACTGTATTTGGAATAGTTCCTAGTGCTAACCAAGAAGTTCCGTTGTCAGTAGAATATTCAAAATTAGAATCTTCGTTTGTTATGTCGTGGTCTACTAATTGAGTTCCAGATAAATCAAAAGCTCTAAAAGCCAGCGTTGTTGGAATAGTTCCAGCATCGTAAGCGTGTTTTAATCTAAACGCTGCTCTAGTAGGAATTGAAGTGCTAGAGTCATCGTGAGAGTATTCAAAGTTAGTAGTAATTGCATCTGAAGCGGTTGCTATTATTTGAAACGCTGATAATTGTGCAGGAGTTTGAGACAAGAATCCGATTGTAGCAAATGAAATCTTAAATTGAATTTGTGACCCGATATAAATATTTAATAACTCTGAGTTAGATAGAGGCAACCAACCCCCAGTAGAACTCCCAAACCCACTTAATCTATATTCGACATTGATTACGTTTGAGTAGTCGTATAGTTTATCTGTTTCTAAGAAGTGATTTAATATTGTTTTTTCAGCGTCCATTACTTTCGTAATGATATAGTCTTGATCGAAAATATAATCCGATCTCATGTCGCAAGAAATAATCCCTCTCTGACCTACAGTAGAGCCTAAAAGAAGTGCTACACCGTTAGCTATCGTGATTCCCTGAAGTGCCGCAACACCGAAAACGACTTCTCCGTAATCGTAAGTAAAGGTCTCTTGATAGTTTGTATTTAATCTACCGCCTTTAAAAAGGTAGCTATTGTTTACCAATCTTTTTCCATAGTAATAAGATACGTTCGAGATAAAAACGAAACAATCTAAAACTTGAGAGTATTGAACCGCAGTAATCGTAGGGGAAACAACTTCGTTGACGCTACCTAAGTTATTGGCAGTTGTTAATGAAGGCCACGTAGTAGTACCTACTGTCAATTCAGATAATTTACCCATGTATAAGTTGGTTGAAGTCGCAAAACCGACACAAGCATTTCCAACTAATCCACCGTAAGAAGCATCTTGAGGAGTGCCTGGGTTTTCACAGTTGTTAGTAAGAAGAATACCTACAAGTGCAGGTAAGTTTCCTGTTTTGTGAGTGAATGTAGAAGTAGAAATACCGAAAGCTCTAGCAATGTTATGAGTACCAGATTGAGTACCTACTGTAGATATTGAAGCTCCACCAGAAGTAAGAGACAATTCAAAAGTATTGGCCGTTACGTTTCTAGCAAAGTAAACGGTCGCAGTTGTTAAACCACTCACAGCACCCGTAGTCTTAAATATAACTGGGTCGTTGTTTAAAAATCCATGTGCAGTAAGAGTTATTACCCCAGGATTTGAGTTAGTTAGTGTGACAGTGTTTTCAGTAAAAGTTGGGGCCACTGTTAAATCAAAAACATAATATTGGTGTGTAGCTGCTACTCCGTTATGAACATATAGTTTACCCGATTCAATTATCAATCCTGCAGATAAAATATTTTGATTGTTAACACCTACAAAAGCTGGGTCTTGTAACATATAAATTGCTTTTTGGTCGTTACCTGTAGGTAGTGGGATAGTAGTTCCCAACGGGGTAAAGTCTGTTAGTGCAAGGTTGTTAAGTAGGAAAGTCCCACCGTTGATAGTTATTGTAGCAGTTGTATTAAAACAAATTTTCCAACCAGTAGTACCAGAGTCTATTACATCAACCCCTCTAAGAGTTTGTGTTGTAGCCGCAGAGTTTGGCATAGGGGCTATAATCTTTCCAACGTATGTCATAACTCCAGTTTTCATATTGTAGTTATAAAGAGCTACTTGTGCGTTTGCTCCTGCCGCTCCAAAAGCATTAACTACAAATATTCTTGCAATATCACCGACAATGTTTCTAGACATACAAACACCACCTGGGGCGAAAGCCGTATCTGTAAAAACATCTGCCCATTGAGGAACTGCAGGGCCTAAAGCCTGTACTCCACCAATAGTTTTTTCTGATACCCTACCAAATATTGTCGTCTTAGTTTGGTCATAAGACGTAACTACGTTTGTTAATAAATTTGAATTGATGTTAGACATTTATTTCCCCTTAAAGTGTTACTATTGTCCAAGTAATATTAGTTCTTTTATAGTTTGTTCCATCTAATACATAAGTAAAATCTTTTCTAGCTATAGTGTCTATGATTGAGGGACTGTAATAGTCTATCCTAGTTATTCTTTCATTTCTAGTGCCAAAGTCCGAGTAAGAAATGTCTTGAACTCTGTCCTCGCTATCTAATATTTGTTGCCTAATGTTAGACACAGAACTACCTCCGAAATTTACTACAGTAGTATCTCCAACTTGAGTTACTTCTACGCTATCTCCAACGAAATTCATTTTATTTGTAGTAGCTACTTCCACTCCTTCATCTAAAACAATTAACTGAGAGCCTCCACTTGTCCCACCGCCCATACTTAAATATGAGTTGTAAACATTGACGGGTTTAACTGGGAGAGATATTGAATTACTTTCTATTTCAGTTCCGTCAGACATTTTTAGGGTTATAGAAAATTCTCCTACTCCTTCGTTTAGTTCTGCGTCTACTATTACTGGAGCATCGTTTCCGTCAACTCCATCTCTTCCTTCAAAACCTCTAGGGCCGACCAATCCTGTTAATCCAATTGGGCCTCTTGCTCCGTCACTTCCTCTTTCACCTTTTAAAGATGAAATCCACTCTTCTAAACTTCCTTCGAAGTTAGATAGTTCATAAGCAGAGTATCCGTCTTTTCCATCAACTCCAGACTTTCCTCGTTGACCTCGTTTACCTTTTAAAGATTCTTTTTCTTCATCTGTTAAATCAGTAAACTTTAATTTTAGAGAGTCTTTTTCTTCTACAGTTAGGTCTTGGAAATATAATTTTAAACAGTCTCTTACTGAATCAATATATGTGATTATTTGGTTTTGTATTTCTTTAGAGTGTTCTTGGAAGTCGAAGTCTTGTCCGTCTTTTCCGTCTTTTCCTTTTTTACCCTTTAATGAAAATATTTGTTCTTCTGTTAAATCCTCAAACTTAAGTTTTAAGGAATCCTTAACAGAAGAAAATTTATTTTCTATGCTCTCAGTTACTAGGGGTATTAAATCCTCAACATAGACGCTTTTTCCGTCTTTTCCGTCACGGCCATTTAATCCGTCAGAACCTTTTAATGATTGTATTTGATCTTCAGTTAGTTCTATTTTCGTAGGAATGTTTTCTTGGATAAATGAAACTATTTTTTCCTGGTGTTCTTCCAAGCTGAAATCGTTTCCGTCTTTACCTTTTAATCCTCTAGGGCCTCTAGTGGCTTCTGGAAGAACTAAATTTTTTATAGCATCTTCGATTAGTTTATCTACTAATACTATGAGAGTTTTATTATCCAATCTACTTCCCTACTACACATCAAGTGAGTTTAGTTTTTGATTTTATGTTCTAAATATTTAGCTACTGCTTCTGAAGCGGGGTCAATTGGTTCTTTGACTACTTCTTTAGGAGCAACTTGACTGTCAATAATTTCGTCTAATCTATCTACTGGAGCATAGTTATTATTAGCTATGTAGAATCTATCCCCTTCTTTATACGGAGCTAGGCCCTCTTTCTCTCTAATCTCATTAGGAGTGATTGCACTTGATTGCATCATTCTATTGAAGTATTGAGAACGAGTATTCATGTCACCTCTAAAAGTAGCGTATAAATCTAACTCTGCTCTTTTACCTGCCCGTCTACCCTTTAGAAGTTTTATGTCAATTTCAGATTCAATGTTTCTTGCCCATGAGTCTAGAATATCTGTGGCCACTTCTAATTGAACTTGCTCCATGTTTCCGTATTTAGCGGAATCCATATCAAAAAGTTTAATTGGGGGAACACCTAAAAATCTAGCTATATCAACAACGCTAAATTTTCTTGTTTCAATAAATTGTAGTAGGTCTGGAGAGTGAGAAATTGGAGAGTAAGTTACTCCCTCTTCTAGTAAAGCAGTTGAACCAGTTTTTCTTCCACCTTGAGAATTTTTCCAAGACTCTAAAAGTCTTTTACTTGCTACTTCAGATAGAGTGCCTGGGTGAGTGAGAATACCGCTAGGTAGTCCACCGTTAGCATAAAGTGAGTTAGCGAATCTATCAGCACCGATAGCTATTCCAAGGGAGTCTAAAGCGTAGGCTATAGTCCCTAGAGCTTGAACTCCGTCTTTAGTGTGAAGATTTTTTATAATTAATATTTCAGAAGGTCTTAGATAAACAGTTTCTCCGTTACTTCCACCTCTAAATACTTCGTAAACTAAATTACCTTCAGTATCTCTTGCCGCTCTAACTCTTTTAGGATTTAGTGGCCAAAGTTCTTTAGGTCTTCCATCTACGGTTTTTACTATCTCTGCGTATCCTTCACCATGATTAATTGCACATTGGATTAGGAACATTTTTAAAAACATTGCCGTAGATTCTGGGTTAGGTTGTACGTTTAATAAATACCAAACATCATCTTCTATTTGTTCATTGTTTTTATTTTTGATTTGTAAAGGTAGTTTAGCTAATTGAGATGATAAATAAATAAGACCTCTGTGATAAGCAGAACTCATCATAGCTACTTCATCGTTTACCAAAGTGCCTGCAGACATACCAACATTTAACTTCGTAGGCCCTATGGGTTCTGACTTAGAACGATTGAAAAAATTTGTGATCTTAGTAATCATGGAATTTACTTCCTAGTTTGTTTATTCTTATTGTGGACTTTTGGTTGTTCCTTGACAACTTTTTCCTCTACAACATCTTCCACTATTACAGCTTCTTTTACTTCTAGTTTAATTTCTTCCTTAACTTCCACCGCCCCTCTCTTTAACCAACGTAGCGCAAAATCACTTTCAGTCGTAACATCGTGCGTACTACCTTTTAAATAAATAGGGTTTTGAGTGTCTTTGTAGAAAGCATCAAATGGGAAATATAGTCTTATAGTTTTTGGATTCATTTTGAGTGCCTCATAATAAAACGGCCCCATAAAGAGGCCGAATAAATTATTAATTTTTTAAATAATTAAAGAACTTCAGAGTAAGCAGGAAGTTTTTCGCATCCTCTTAATACATAAACTGCACCTGCAAGTTTAGCCGCTGTAGAATCAGCAACGTCAACTGAAACGTGAGTGAAGTTTCCATTAACATCTAGGTCTTCTGCAAGAACTTCGAATACTACAACTCCACCATTAGCAGCGAAATCAGTAGATAAATCATAAAGAGCAGCCGCTACAGTTGGAGCTACTTTTGTGAAAGATGTAGCTGACCCTGCTTTTACAAAGTAAGCGTTTGCTACAGATAAATCTTTTGAAGTACCTGAAGAAGCAGCGTTGTGTTGTCTTAGTGTGAACTGAGCTACTGCCGCAGTAGATGTTCCCATGTGGATAACGATAGCTACTCTATTTCCTTTAGCTAAAGAAATTCTAGCACCTGTAATAGCCGCTGTGTTCATATCAACTGGAGCAAAAGCTTGCTTCACGTTGTTTTCTTCTAACATAAAATAATTAACCATAAAAAAATCTCCTATATAAATTTAATTTTTGTCTACTTAAAAGGGGAGATTTCTCTCCCCGTATTTATTATCTAGCTTCTAAAGTTACGATTGCAGACATTTGATGTCCACCAAACTCTGTCTCAACTGGAGATTTGAAAGGGCAGTTACCGTCAATTCTCATTGTGAATTTGTAAGCTTGAACATCTCTATCGAAATATAAGTGAGAAGAAATTGATTGCTTCATACCACTTGATTTTAAGATAGTGTAATAGTAAGAAAAATTAACTAAAGCGATATCGCCTTCATCACCTAATTGAGGTAAAGAGCCGATCATAGGAATTACAGGTAATCCTAAAAGTTGTCCGTATGGGCTTTGGTTTAATTGGCTGCCTGGAGCTAAATAAATAAAGTTCCCTAAGTCATCTTTCATAGTTCTTAATTGTTCTTCACAACCTGCGTTTACATACCAAGCCGCTCCTGCTCTAGCAGAAGGAATCATTTTTGAGTACATTTTAATTACGTTTTTAGCAACGATTGTATCTGCCGCTTGTCCTGATTCTTTAGCCGCTGTGATTTTGAAACCTGAGTTTAAAATCCCCATTGGTTTACCAACACCGTTACCAGAGATGATAGCAGAGTTAATTTTGTGCATGATAGCTTCTGGAGCTTTAGCAAGCATGAAGCTTTCTAGAGCTACTGAATCTTCTGCTAATTCGTCAGAGATTTTAATTAAAGCACCGAGTTTGTTTAACTTCAAAGAAGCCATTCCAACTTTACCTTTAGATGAAGTATAAGCAGCACCTTCAGCTAACCAATAAGCTTCAACACCTGAGTTCCAAGGTTGAGATTCGTCAGTCGGGAAAGTTAAGCTGTTTCCAGATACAGCAAATTGAGTTGTTTTAGAAAGAAGAGATTCTTCAGTCGCTAATTTCTTAGTGATTGTAGTCATCATTTCTTCTGGAACAAGGAATCCACCGTCTTCTCCATTTCTTTCGAAAAGTGTGTTTTCAAATCTTTTATCTTTTTTACCAGTAGCTTCACCTTTAACTGCAGATAGGAACTCTCCTACTGATTTAAAGCCACCTAATTTTTCTTGACGAGAAGCTTGTACTTCAACTCTTGCTACTGGCTCAGAAGCAGTTTTTCTAACTGGAGCGTTTGCTGAAGCTGACATAGTAGCTAGTTTTTCTTTTGCTTCAATTTGTGCTTTCAAAGTTTCGAACTCTGAGCTTAAAGCATTGATTTGGTCTAAAGACGCTTTATCAAGGTTTTCAATTCCATTTAGTTCTTCAATCTTAGCTAGAATTTCTCCAACTCTCGCTCTCATTTGTTCTACGTTCATAATCTCTCCTAAAAGTGTTGTTATTTATTAAAGTAGCTACGCACAGAGCGAGCAAAACTTTTGTTATTTCTTAGTATTATTTAAAAGTAGTTTAGCTTCGTTCGTCAACTCTTTTAATTTTTCTTTAACTAAAG